CTGGCCTGCGGGGAGTTTGAGCGGGATTAGAGGCATGGCTTCGCCTTATGTCTTAACTACTAAACTTGTAGCAGATATTGCTGTCCCTGCAAAGACACTTGGATCGGCAGGGGTTGTGCCTAGCGTTCCGTCTGTCTGGACGTAGTAGCTCTGCCCTGCGGTAAGGCCAGACTGGTTTGTGCTGAGTGATCCGATGATGTCTACCGTGGCGCTGCTGCCGTTTGCTACAGAGCCGCCCTGAGACATGCCTATGTAGTTTTCGGAGGTGAGGTTGGTGGAGCCAACAGCGAAGACAGCAGCGGTTCCGTAAGATGAGTTAAGTTGATCTTGAAAGCCAATAACAACTTTATTTGAATTGCTATCAAATGCTGATCCAATGTTGTCAACCGCAGCGGACTCAAATACGCTTGGGTCATCAAAGCTAATTGACGTACCCGACACAGTGCCAGTAATTACAGTACCATATTGTGAGTTATTATAATCACTGTAAGAGATAACAACCTTGCCACTACTGCTGTCAAAAACTGCCGATGTGTAATTTGTAACGTCAGTGTTAAATTGTACTGACGATCCAAAGCTAATGCTTGTGCCGCTTACGGTTCCAACTATTGCAGTCCCTCTTGCACTCGCATTGTTATTTCTATAGGCCACAACAACTTTATTATTAACGCTATCAAAAGTTGCTGACGTATAGTTTGGCTCAACACTATGAAACACAACGGGCGTGCCAAAAGAGATGGACGTTCCACTTACAGTTCCAATAATTGCTGTGGCGTAGTTGCTTGGCCCACCGTAAGCAATCACAGTTTTGTTTGAGTTACTGTCAAATGTTGCTGAAATATAAAATGCTGTGCCACTAGAGAAAGTCACAGATGAACCAAAGCTGATTGACGAGCCAGAAACCGTGCCGACAACAGCCACCCCGTCAGAACCGCCACGTTGCCAACACATAATGACCTTGCTGTTGCTTGTGTCAAATGTTGCTGCTATTTGCTCTGCGGCAGACGTGTCAAATACAACAAAACTACCAAAACTTATTGATGTTCCGCTCACCGTACCTACGATAGCCGTGCCTCTAAAGGAACTAGCAACGTCTTGAAAGCCAATAACAACTTTATTTGAATTGCTATCAAATGTAGCTGCTATATGTTGAGCATTGTTTGACCTAAAAACAGATGGTGTTCCAAATGAAATGGAGGTTCCGCTTACTGAACCAACGATAGCGGTTCCATAATTGCTGTTACTGGAGTCTCTATATGCGATAACTATTTTGTTAGAGTTGCTATCAAAGACGGTTGATACAAAATTAGTTGTGCCAGCTTCAAAAACAACAGGCGTTCCAGCGCCTTCCGCAACACCCTCAACAACACTAACAGTCCCATCGCTATTAACAACAACAGGCTTACCATTCGGCAGTGTACCCGTAGCCTTGGCCCTATGCGTACCCTCTTTTAACTCTGGGATAGTTCTCATGGTCTAGCCTTTCACGATCATCTTTGTTGCCGATATGGCTGTGCCAGCGAAGACACTTGGGTCTCCAGCGGTTGTGGTTAGTGTGCCATCCGTCTGGACGTAGTATGCCTGACCAGCAGTCAAACCTGATTGCCTGTCGTTTATCGCACCTTGCACATCAATGGTGGCCCCAGCGGTGTCAGGGTAGCCGTTGCTGGATAGGCCGATGTAGTTTTCTGCGGTGAGGTTGGTGACAAGGGTGTCCATACTAATAACACGACTTGCTCCGTATCTAGTTGAGCCAGTTGCATCAGAGTACATCATTGCAAATTTGTCAGCATTTACATCATACGTCATAGTGTACTCTTGGTGACTGCCAGAACCACTCACAAAAGTATCTACGACTAGACGATCACCTGCGCTTATACTGGTCCCGCTTACAGTTAGCGGGTAAAAATACATATCCGTGTTACCGCTGGAATTATCGGATATTAAAGCGCCCACTTGCCCTGCTGATGAATTAAAAGCCACGTGTGGCCCAGCACGATCCGAAGCCGATGTAGCAGAGGTAATCACAACTGGTGTTCCAAAACTTATAGACGTTCCAGAAACTGTACCGACTGCCGCTGTAGCATAACCGCTGTTTGCACTGTCTCTATAAACCACCACTGTTTTATTGTTTGTGGTGTCAAAAGTTATACCCATATAGGCGTCGGTACGGTCGTTCGAAATATTTGCCTCTGAACCAAAACTTATAGACGTTCCAGACACAGTGCCAACAAATACTTTCATTTTAAAGTTCGCATTGTAATCCTGACATACGACCACAACCTTGTTATTTGCGCTATCAAATGTTGCGTTTACATACACACAATAACCAGTCATAAAGACCACAGGCGACCCGAAACTAATACTCGTTCCAGAGACCGTACCAACTCTTGCAGTAGCTTTAAAAGAGTTGCTGCCATCAGCATACACTACAACAATCTTGTTGTTAGAGCTATCAAAGGTTATATTGTTCTGATTTCCCGTAGTATCATACTCAACTGAGCTTCCAAAACTTATGCTTGTTCCCGAAACAGTACCAACAATACAGTGCTTTCTATCAACATTGTTTTTGTAAAATGAGATTACAACTTTGTTGTTAGAGCTATCAAACGTAGCATGGCTTTGATCTGTGTTAATACTAGAATACACAACAGGCGTACCAAAACTTATAGAGTCTCCACTGACAGTGCCTACAATTGCAGTGGCATAATCACTATTATCATCGTCCTTGTAGCAAAAAATTACTTTATTTGAGTTCGTGTCGTAAGTTGAGCCTGTTTGCTCTACTGCACCATCAAAAATTACTTTGCTACCTACGCCAGCAGGGGAGCCTGTGCTTGTAATAGAACTAACAGTCCCGTTAGCATTCACAACAACAGCCTTACCATTGGGCAACGCACCACTGGCAATGGCGTTCAGCTTCCGTACTTGTGTGCTGGGTGTACCAATGGTGCGCATATGATTATTCTCCGTCTTCTGCTTCTGGGTCTACCCAATCAGGGTTCAACGTCCATGTAGTGCCATCAAGTTTATACTTGTTGCCTGTCCAGTCAGCAGGGGCGTTGGTCACGTTGTCAGTGATTGTCACTGTCGTGCTATTCAAGTCGCCAATGATGAACTGTGCAGGGTCTCCTACAGTGATGTTGTCAGCCGTGGCTGTGATTGCCACATCATCAGCAAGCAAATACTTACTTAACTTTGTTGATGTTTCAACGATGGTCTTCATCAGATTATCCTTTCACGATGAGTTTAGTAGCCGACACGGCAGTGCCAGCAAGTACAGATGGATCGGCAGGGGTTGTACCCAACGTGCCGTCAGTTTGAACATAGTAATCCTGCCCAGCAGTTAGACCCGACTGTGCGTCATTGATAGAGCAACCCGTCTGGACAACAGCAGATGTTCCATTAGCAGCAGCGCCCTTGGCAATGCCGATGTAGTTTTCGGAGGTGAGGTTGGTGGCGTTATATTGATTTTGGAATACCACAGACGTTCCCAAACTTGAATTACCACCGTCTCCATAAGCTATCACAACTTTTTTAGCGTCAGTGTCAGTTGCAAGAGTAAAGTAAAAACTGTTAGCCGACTCGAAAACAACAGAAGAACCAAAGCTGATCGACGTGCCACTTACTATTCCCACATTTAGAGTTCCATAGTAGCTGCCGTTGTAGTCTCTGTATGCCGCAACTACCTTGCCTGCTACACTGTCGTAAGTAGCTGACAAAAAGTCAAAACCACCACTTGAAAACTCGGTGCTAGACCCAAAGCTAATGGACGTGCCACTCACTGTTCCAACAATGCCTGTCGCACGATCTGAGTTATTTCCATCTCCATATAAAACTACTATTTTTTGAGCCTTACTATCATAAACGGCATTTATATAACCTGCGTTTGAGGCCTCAAAAACAACTTCTGCGCCGAAGCTAATAGACGTTCCACTAACTGTGCCAACAATAGCTGTGCCGTAGTTGGAGTTGCCAATGTCGTTGTACGTTATGACAACCTTTTGAGCATTGGCGTCATAAGCAGCAGATATATAAATAGAGTGTCCGTTGTTAAATAACGTAGGCGATCCAAAGCTAATTGATGTGCCGCTTACTGTGCCAACTACAGCCGTTCCATAATTAGAGTTATTGACGTCTCTATAAGCTATAACAACTTTTTGAGCATTGGCGTCATAAACAGCGGATATATAGTCAGATGTCGCTGTTTCAAAGACAGCAGGGCTGCCAAAACTAATGGAGTTTCCACTTACAGTTCCGACAATCGCTGTGCCATACTGAGAGTTGCCGTAGTCTCTATAAGCTATAACAACTTTTTGAGCGTTGGCATCATAAACCATTGAAATATTATATGTACTTGCGCTTTCAAAGACAACCGGACTACCAAAGCTAATCGTCATGCCGTTTACGGTTCCAACTACTGCATATCCATAGTTTGAACCGGAGTTTTGTCTGTATGCTACAATAATTTTTTGAGTATTAGGGTCATAAACACTTGAAGAGACATTCATTGGAACGCTAAGAAAGGTAGCGGGAGTTCCTAGTGTTTGACTGCCACTTTCTGAAGTAATAACACTCACAGTACCATCAGCATTAACAATAACAGGTTTGCCGTTGGGCAGTGTACCACTGGCAACAGCCCGTACTTCACCATCTACAGGTGTGTTGCCTATGGTACGCATTAGCTGATCTCTTCGTAACTTACGATGACTTCCAAGTCGTTTGCTGTGCCGGCAGTTGCTGTGATCGAGCGATCTTCCTCAAGGTAAATCGCTGTGTTCTTATCCAAAGCAATCAAGGATGAGTCGCCTGCAACCGATGCAGTAGCAATGAGCGAGTATGCTGTGCCGCCCCCAGAGGCTGCGTTGTGTACGTCAATCGTAACGTCACAAGCGTTTGTGCCATCGACGTTAGCCACTTGGATCATATTGACCTTAAAGACCTTGCCAGATGATGCAGCGTTGCTGACCAGCGTGGTTGCGGATGTTGAACTTAAAGCCACCAGAGCCGATTTGGCAGTGATAGTGGCTACATTTACTACGTTTGGGGCGGCCATGGTTTTCTCCTATTAACCGAATACAATCGCCATCGCGATAGCTTTTCCTGTTGATGCCGCTGCGTCAGCCTTGTCTTCGACAGTCTTTAATGTCGTGTCAAGATCGTCCCAGTTGCCATTTAGATAACCACCCCAAGCGTCTTCGTCGCCGCCTACGGTTGGCTTATTCCAAGAATAGTTTGTCGTTGTCGTAGGCATTACGCGGCCCTCTCTAAGTAATCTGCCTCTGTCCATGTATTACTTGGATTTGGCGATGCTGTCCATGTTGTCGTAGGATCGTCTGCGTCAAGCCACTTATAGCGAGACAGAACATTAACTGTCAGGCTCAAATTGTCTGTCGCAGACATTAGTCTAACGCGATTATAGCTTATATTTACGCTAGATGATAGTGCCACGTCTACGCGACCCACAACGTCAATAACTCCGTTAGACGTAGCAGTAGATGTCAGGGTAACATTTGACGCGGCATTTGCAATCCGCTGGCCAGAACTTGCCACGTTGCAAACAAGGTTAATGGCCGCAGCGCCTTCCTCGACGCTGTGATTTTCGCCATAAATGTACGAGCCGTAAGTGTTTAAGCCGTAACCCGGTCTAAAGCCGGGAACTTCTGGATACTCAACCGCCACCGCCACTATAATGCCTTGGCAAACTATATTAGCCGCAGCGGTTCTAACCTTAATAGACGTAGCCGATGCTGACGAAGTGCAAGATGTAGACGCCGCGCCGCCAATAACTCTATTGCCGCTTGCAGTAACGCTGGTTGCACACGCCGCACTTGACGCGCCTATTATGACTTGCTGCAATAGAGCGGATGTTGCACAGGCTATTGCCGCAGTCGATGCAGCGTTGCGCACGTTAACGGCCTCAGACGATACCGCACAGGCCAATGATACACTAGCTGACGCATCGACTATAGAGCCAGATAAACCATAAATATCCTGACCATAAAAAGCATCACCGTAATTTGCGCGGTAGACGGTCATTAGGCTAACGTAATGTCCAGATCACCTGTTGGGATACGGAACACATCTCCATCGTTAATTGCTTTGGCAACAGTCAAGGCACTATGAACAATCATGTCACCGCTGCTTGATGCAGTCATAACCGCCATATGCGTAATAGTACCCCAATTTCCGCCATTCGCGGCAGGGAACTCTACAGCCGCTGAATTGGTAGCAAGATCGTTTGACACGGTAAAACTGACAGCCGTCCTTGCGTAACCGTTTCCAGACACCTCATTGGCTGTTGAGCCGCTGTCCGTTGGGTCGGCTGTAAAAAGTCCAACATACCAAGCGGTCGGCCTCGTTACGCTGGCCGCAGTGAACACATAGTTTAAAACGTGTGTTTCGTAAGTGTTAGTAAAAGACATGGATTTCTCCGTTAGATATATCTGGCGCGATCATACACCAATGTGAATTTAATAGCCAGACGTCCGCATTCGGAGGCCAGAGCCGGCGGATCTTGTTTCGTCAGACGACTTTTGGAGCGACTGTATCGCGTTTGAGTAGAGCGACGCCCACACCTGCGTCCGGGCGTCATCGTTTAGATACGGGGCCGATTGCACCAAGGCGCCGTATAGGTAGGCGTCTGGGGCGTCCTGCAAGAGCCAGTTGTATGTGTTAGTGGCGCTCAGCGCCGGGGTCTTGCCGAAATACATCAGCTGCATCTGGTATTCGGTGTCTGGCGTTGGGAACACCTCAATCTCGTGTCCGACATTGGCGTAGAGGCGAGGGCGGCCGCTCTGATCGTTGTTCTGCTGACGCAGCTGGGCTAAGTCGTCGATTGACGTGGCCTCGATGCGGAACGTGTTGCCAGACGTGATTGTGAAACGCATTGTCTGCACCCAGTCTTCCGGCACTTGCACATAGCGGCTATCGAGCGTCGCGTCGGCGCGCTGCACCATCTTGTAGTGCCGCAAGTCGCGGTCAATGCTGCTCTCGGCCAACGCTATAAAGTCTGGTATGACCGCCGTCAGGTCGTCCCGGTTCAGCCAGCTGGCGATGGATGCCTTGAGCTCGTCATACGTTGTGATCGCCATTACAGTGTACCTTCTCGCGTGCGAAACGCCCGGTTCTCGGACTGGTTGAGCCACTTGCGTAGCGCCTTGGGATCGTCAGCGATCCCCTGCTTCTTGAGCTCATAATACACGGAAAGCGGGATGGAGGCCACCTTGGCGTGCTCTCCGAACTTACCCGACACGTCGTTGTACGAGCGCTTGTTTGCTTCGATAATCTTTGTGCTGTCCTGCACGGTCTCAATGACATACTCGCCATTGCTCTTGACGTGCCAGAACTTCGTAATCCCTGTCGCCTCGTCGCGGCTAAAAAGTCTTTTCATCTTACCCTCCAGAGTAATGGGGCGACCGAAGCCGCCCCACAATGCTTACGATACGTTCAAGTCAGCGATCAGGCCGTGAGCCTTTTCGTTGGATACCTTGAGGCCGGTCTCGCAGATGAGCATTTTCTTCTCAGCGTCGCCTGTCTTGGCAAGATCCACGGCTTGGATCGGACGCAGAGTTGCGACTGACGCAAACTCGGTGTCGAGGCACCATGCGTCACGCTCACGGCTGAAGCGGTTTGGAACCACAGTCAAGGCGCCGAAGTCTGACAGATAAACGTCAGCTGCACCGATGATGGTTGTTGGCCCATCATTTGGTGCTTGGTAACGCTGAGCCGCGATGCCTGCAAAGCCGCTAACAACAGTCTTGTTGTACGGGCCAACCATCAACATGGATGGGTTGCCGCCGGCGGTGTATGCTTTCTGCATAACGTCCTTCAGCATAGCTTCTGTGAAGTCACGCTGCGTGCCGTCGTTACGGGCGTCGGAACCGTCTGCCGCAGTTGGGTTAGTACCGTCACCAGCTTTGTTGACGTTGGTTGCAACCCACGCACCCAAGCCAGCAGTTACGCGACCAGCGGACGCTGAACCGGCGGAACGGGCTGTGTTGCCTGTGTAGATTGTTTCCAAGTCGCGCTTGATCTCCTTGCCGCGCTTGGCGAGCTGATACGCAACCTCATCGTTGCGGCCAGCCAAGTCTTGGAAGCCGAGGTTGTCAGCAATAATCATGCTGCGACGGCGGATCTGCGTGTAGTTACCTACGCGGACTGTAGCAGTAGTGGCGTCGAACGATGCAACATCGTCGCCGTCAATAACCGCAGTGGTGTCAACGGCGGACAAGTCATCGACCTGCCACTCAAAAAATGTGTTGGACACATTTTCGGAGCCGACGTTGGATGTGAAGGGTGTTTCTTCTGGCGCGATGTTTGAGATGACGTTTGCCAGCTCTTCGCGGATACCCTTGGCGTCAAAAGACGTAAAGGTGTTTGCAATGATAGTCATAGTTTATGCTCCTATAGCAAGGCTTTGATTGCGGCCGCGGCGTCGTTGACGCGACCAGTTTTTCGTGCGCGGTTCTGCGCTTCCTGTGCTGCTGAGGTGCGTTTAGGCTGTGACGCTCTGGAACCCGATTTCAATGTCTTGGCGCGCGACTTCTTAGGTTTAGCTTTAACCTCGTTTGCCCGCGTTTCTCCCCGATCATATAACATCGCTTTCCTCGCTAACTTCACAAGCGTTGCATTTGACATCCCGCTAACGTCCTGCTCGCTGAAACCTTCGCCGAGTAGGAAGTCCCTGATCTGGGTTGCTTCCGTGGCGGCGACTTTACTGTCACGCCACTCGGGTATGATGTCAGGCAAGATATGACGCTGCTGCTCCAAATACGAT